GATCGTCGTGTTCAATCTGATCTACTCGACGACCTTCCAAGAAGTAAAGTAGACAATCAAAAGGGGTGAAAATACCCCCCTTCGAGGTGTGAAAGGGATACAAAAAACGGGGCACGAAAAACACGCCCCGTTTTTGTACTTTTTGATTGGAAACCTTGTACTTTTTGATTGGCGGATTATATATAACGACGTCCTTCAGAACATAGAGGGAAAACTGGCCTTTCGGATCATTCAGGCCATCCGCCGCCAAGTGGGGGACACAGACGAAAAGGAGGCAAAGCCATGCAGGTAGTTAACCAAGGCGCATCGGCCACCTTCAACCTGAACTTGAAGAAATGCAAGCGCTTCATCGACTTCTCCAAGGTAACTGACCTCACCGTGGCCCTGCTATGCGACAACATGAACGTCCGCACAGAGCTGAACCCCGGTGAACATTTCCGCGTGAGTGGTGACTGCCTGACGCTGCTCTTGGACAAGACGCTGACCGTCCGCGTGGGGAAATACAAAGTGCTCGTGCGTGGCAAGTATGAGGGAGAGTGGATCGCCTTCGATCCCTACGCCTTCGTCATCGTTCGCACCCCCGCGCCTTCCGTCTACGAGACCACGCGCTACGGCATGACGGGCCATTTCGAGGTCAGTGTGGCCTTCGGCGACAGCGCTGGTGAAGAGGTCGACCCCGTCTTCCAGAACTCCCCCGCCGGCAACATTCGGCAAGAGGACATCGACGAATGGAACACACCGCCCAGCACCCTCTCTGACGCTGAGATCGACGCGATATGTAAGTAACCAAGGCAACGGTTAATATTTGGTGAGTAGCTGGGGCAGCTTCGGTCGCCCCCTCCCTCAACAACCCAACAAATAGACGATTCAACAACAATGAACACTCCAACAAAAATTACCATCCCGCCGGAGTTTATCCCGGCCTATGCCCCCTACAGCTATAAAGGGCAACCCGTCAAGGGCGCCTTTGGGCCCAACACCCGCCCCGACTTTGTCAAGGCCAGCGACCGCGCCTACTTCGAGGCTGACAATACGCTCAGCAACGCGATGCGCCAGCTGATGATTGCGATGGACGTGCTGGATACCGGCGCAGGCATGAGGCCCGTAGGCGACTTCAATTACTGCAACATCAAAGCACGCCGCGGGCAAAGCGGCCGCACGGGAGATGACAAAGTAGAGGACAGCCTCGATCCGTATGCCAACTATGCCAATCACATAGACTTTGCCCGGGCCAAATTGCAGCTCATTCAGCACCCCCGCTGGGGCGTGAATCTCGCGAGAGACACCCCCTCGGAGGTGATCGACAAAATCGAAGGCACGCCCATTGTTTGGGGCACCCTTTTCAGCCCCGCCGCGCAGCGTGCACTTGAAAGGGGCGAAGGCATCGATGATTTGAAGTTCGACTACGAGAAGGCCATCGTGAAGCGTTACCGCGCCCTCGGGATCACCGACATCCAGAGCGCCCGCAAGAAGTATTACTGCGAAAAGATGACCGCCATCGGCCGGCAGGTAGCCCTTTACATGGCCGGCGGCGATCCAAACGTGACCTACACGCCCGACTTCGAGCGCAAAGCCGTGCCCGTTCCACCGCAGATCCCTACACCCGTAGAGCCGCCGGTGGTACCACCTATCCGCCCACTGGATCCCGCGGCCCCGACCGTGCCGCCTCAGCCTACGTTGGTGCAAGGCCCCACGCCGATCACCCCCGAAGCCTTCGACGCTCTCGCTTTCACGCGAAAGAGCAGGGCGCGACTGATGGACGGGCGTGCTGTCTACGTGACGGCCGTCGACTTCGAGCTCCGACAAGTGAAGTTTTACAACGAGAAAGACGCCCCCTACTGGGTGAATCTGGACAAGATCACGGCCATCGTGTGAGAGGGGGCGAACATGAAAAAGAGGCAAGACGATTATGAGGCCTTTCTGGCCAAATTTGAGCGCAAACGCACCTCCGACGATTGCTACACGCCCCCCGAGGTGTACGACATCGTGCGCGGCTGGCTCGGCGAACAGGTCGACCTCGCCGGCGCCCAGATCGTACGCCCCTTTTGGCCGGATACGGATTACCGCGAAGTGGAATATCCCGACGGGTGCGTCGTGGTGGACAATCCGCCGTTTTCGATTTTCGCCGAGATCGTACGGTGGTACTTAGAGCGCGGCGTACGCTTCTTCCTGTTCGCTCAGCATAAGACGATTTTGGGTCTCGATGCGCCCTACACACGCCTCGTTTGCGGCGCGGATGTGATTTATGAGAACGGCGCCGCGGTGCGCACCTCTTTTGCCAGCAACCTATTCGGCGACGTGCTGGCTATGTCCGTGCCCGATCTTTACGAACGTCTCACCGCTGCTGCGCGTAGCAAAGATCCTTTGCCGCGTTATAGCTACCCCTCGCATTTGCTGACATTCTCCGATCTGGCCCGCTGCGCCAGCCACGGCGTAGCGCTCTCAATCCCTCGCAATGAGGCCACGTTTGTCCGCCGTTTGGACAGCCAGCAAGCATCGAAAAGAGGCATCTACGGCGGTGGCTTTTTGCTGTCTGACCGACAAGCCGGCCGCATGGAAGAAGCCCTTCGTGAGGCCGACCGCCTTAAAGCCGAAAAGGCTGCCAGCGTGACGTGGGCGATCTCCGACCGAGAGCGCGAAATCATCGCCCAGCTGAGCGCCGGGCAGGCTTAGTTTTTCACTTTTCGTTTTCACTTCTTCCCCCATGTTTCTGACCGTCGACGAACTTTATACCCACCTGCATGACGAGACGGTGGCCGTCATTAGCCGCGACACGGAGGCCATACCCGTGGCCGCTATCGATGCTGCCATTGCCGAGGCCAAAAGCTACTTGCATGACTTCGATACGGCTGCCATTTTCTCAGCTGAAGGTGAGGCGCGCAATGCGCTGTTGCTGCTATTTGTCAAAGACATTGCCGTGTGGCACTTTGTGAACCTCGGCAATGCCTGTATCGATATGGAACTACGCGAAAAGCGCTACGACAGCGCTATCGCATGGCTCCGGCTTGTGCAAAAGGGCGATCTCTCGCCAGACCTACCCCCGCGCACCGCTGAGCCCGGTAATGAGTCGCCGATCGGAAAGATCCACTTTGGCAGCAACCCCAAACGCGGCCAGCATTTTTAAGTACTGATTAAACACCGATTAAACGCCATTTAATGAGCAATAAAACGAAGCATAAACAGGCCGCCGCTGGCCCCATCTCTACGCAGATCATCGTGCAGCCCGTGGTACGCACCGTCCACGATGTGGCCGCGTGGCGTTCCGCACTGCGTATGGCCGACAACGGTAACCGTACAAAGCTCTACGACCTCTATAGCGACATCCTACTGGATGGTGTGCTCGCCGACGCCATTGATAAACGTATCGACGCCGTCAAAGACGCCGATCTGTCGTTTACGATCGACAACAAAGACGTGGATGTGATGTATGATCTGATGGATACGGTCGAGTTCGAGGAATTGATCGGCGAGATTATGATGGCTAAATTCTGGGGTATCTCCGTCGATGAGTTCGATTTTGACGAGGATCGAACCTTCCGCTTTACGTCTATCAATCGGAAGCACATCCGCCCGAAGTTGAAAGAGATCGTAAGGCAGCAGACGGATGATCGCGGCATCTCCTACGCCGGTGATGATCGGGTCATTCAGTGGGGCAAAGACGACGATCTCGGGCTACTGCTGAAGGTCTCGCCATTGGTCATCTACAAACGCGGCGGATTTGGCGACTGGGCGCAGTTTGTCGAGCTGTTCGGCATGCCCCTTCGCATCGGCAAATACAGCGCAATGGATGAAGCCAGCCGCCGCGAATTGATCCGTGCTTTTGAGACGGCCGGATCGGCGCCTTATCTCGTTATCCCCAAAGAGACGGAGGCCACGCAGGAAGCCAACGCTGCGTCTGGCAACGGGCTTCTATATAAAGAGTTCCGGCAGGCTTGCACGGAGGAAATCCTGATCACCATTTTGGGGCAGACGATGACCACCGTAGACGGCAGTTCGCTGGCGCAGGGACAGGTGCACATGGCTGTTCAAGAAAAGAAGCACCGTGCCGATAGGCGGTTCGTGGAGCGCATGCTCAATCGCTATTTCGTGCCCATGCTCATCCGCCGCGGCTATCCGATCACCGGCGGAAAGTTCCGCTACATGGATGCCAAACGCGAGCTCGAGGTGCCCGAGATTATCCAACTCTCGGACATCCTACCCATCCCGCAGAGCTATCTGCATGAAAAGTACAACATTCCTCTACCTGAGCCCGGCGAGCCTATTGCCCGCCGACAGGCACAGCCGCTCTTTAGCGTGCCTGAGGGGGATAATGAGGAAGAAGAAACGGACGAGGAAGCCGCGCCCGACGAAGGCAAGGCGGATGCGCCAGAGTCTGACAAAAAGGCAGCGGAGGATGATGCGCCGACAAGTCGCAAAGTGAAACATGCGGATCGCGACCGCGGCAACTTCTTTACCCGGTTGTTCGATTTTTTCGTCCCCGCCCGGTCATACGGCCGGGCGACATCCGACATCCTCACACTCTCGGAAGCCACGCTTGCGGATGCCCTGATCCGACAGACGATTGAGACAAAGGGCCGCGCTTATTTCAGCGCCGACCTGTTTGCCTACACCCACACGGAGCTCATCCGCGGACTGCGAAAGGGCTATCGCCGCGCGGACGTCCGGCTGGCTGATAGTGGCTTTGTCTACAATGCCAACGATGATGCTTACATCACCGCCTTGGAGCAAAACCTGTTTCATTTCTCAGCTGCCAAAACACTGGCCGAGGTGAGTGAGTTGAACCGTCTGTTCCGCGAGAGCAAGGGCTACAGCGATTTCAGGAAGAAGGCCAGAGCGCTGCTAAAGGTCTACAATGAGCAATGGCTGCGCACGGAGTACAATACGGCCGTATCCGTGGCCGAATCGGTAAGCACCTACCGGCGCCTTATGGCGCAAACGAACGTGTTCCCCTTTTGGGAATACCGTACCGTGGGAGATAACCGTGTAAGGCAGGAGCACCAAGTCTTAGAGGGGCTAATCCTGCCGGTCAATGATCCGCGCTGGCAAAAGATTATGCCACCCAACGGGTGGAACTGCCGTTGCTACATTACCCCCAGAATGAGGCATGAGGCGGTCGAATTAGATATAGAGGGCATGCGTGCGCAATGCGACGAATACCTTGAATCGCCCGAATGGAAACGGTGCGAGACACAGGGATTCGGCATCAATCGGGCTAATGAGGCCGAAGTATTTACAGCGAATCAAATGTATATCCAAAACTTCATGGATATGCCGGATAAGACGATCGAGCAGATCACCCCAGACGAATGGGGCGTTGAGGGATCGATCGATGTGCTAAAAGAGGAAGCAAAAAAAGAGGTGCCCAAATACAAGGGATCACCGGAAGAATGGTTTGATGCGAATAAAGTCATTGAGGCCGGCATGGAACTATTGAAGGTGAAAGACTATGTCGGCCGTGTGTGGCAGATGACAAAGAAGGCGTTTACTGCGCACTCTACAGATATAGTAAAGAAACGGGCTTTCCGCACTGAGTTTTTGAATGCCATCCGGGAAGTAGCTGATGCGCCTGATGAAGTGTGGCTTGGTCGAGATCGAAAAGATAGGAACACCCATGTGAAGGCAGTCAACAATTACATAATGATCAAATACTACAAAGATGAGGCGATCGCCGTGATTGGAAAAGTTGAACGAGCGAAGCTGATGCTAAAATCGTGGTATGTACTAAGGGATAAGAATGTGCGTCGCGGGTTGCTGATTAAGAAAGCCCCGAAAACAAAATAAGCCGGATGGACTCCGGCTTATTGGGGGATTGATTTGCATCTCACGCTGTAGCTGTTACAGTCGGCTGGAGTCCCCATACATCCCCGAGGTGTTGGCCATCAGCCTTAACCGTGGCTGCAAACTTCAATGCAAATATACAACGAAACAGGGAACAGAATATGGATATAGATGAGTTCAAGAATTATTTGAAGGCGTTACCGGAAAAGATTTTGAGCACTGCGCCTGCCATTGTGTCAGAGACAGCCGTAGAGTATTACAAAGAGCGCTTTGCGGTGAAAGGGTTCGATGGATCTCCGTGGATACCAGGCAGACCGAAAAAGAGCGGCTCCCTATTGGTGCAAAGCGGTAATCTGATGAATAGTATCCGTCCCGCCTACGTGGGGCCAGATAAGGTCGTCATTTCAGCTGGTAACGCCCAAGTGCCCTATGCAGAGGTGCACAACGAAGGCTTCGAGGGGGATGTGGCTATACAGTCCTACGTGCGCAGCACGAAGGGCAAAGCGAATAAGAAAAAGGCGGATGCCGGCGACGCCCCGGGCACGGTAAAGGCGCACACGCGTCACATGAATATCCCCAAGCGGCAATTCATGGGCTATTCTCGAGACATGGCCGACCGCATCAAAAAGCGTCTCGATGAGGCCATCGATGGCATACTGTAATCAAATAGAATAGAGGCAATGAATAAGGAACTGTTTATCGCTTTATGCGACCGAATCGGGCAGTGTGTGCCCGAGATTCGTTTTATAGACTTCGACCGCGGGCAGCTGAGCGCATCCGGCGAACGCCCACCCGTGGAATGGCCTTGCTGTCTGCTGAGCATCGACTACACGAATTGCCGTGACCTCGCCGTGGAAGTGAATACGCAATTAGTGATGGCCGACATCACCCTACGCGTGGCCTTTCCGCCGGCTGGCGAAACGCACAATCACGCCCCTGAAAAGGTGCGCGACATGGCCCTGCAAATGCTCGACACGGTGGAAAAGCTACACGATGCCCTCCAAGGTGAGACGCTGGGCGATACGGTTTCCGCCCTCAGCCGCAGCCGTGCCACAATGCAGACACGCAGCAATAAGATCGTCGTGTTCAATCTGATCTACTCGACGACCTTCCAAGAAGTAAAGTAGACAATCAAAAGGGGTGAAAATACCCCCT